TTTGAAACGAACCAAGAAGTGATATTATACTCGCTCTGTTGAGTTTGTGGATGAATGCAGAGTCTTGAGAGTTCAAAGAGTCCTTGTTGTTCATTTCGTTCCAATCCAAAAGCGCCTTTTGCGATCTCAGGAACAGGCAATCCAGTGAAGATACAGACTCCCTGTAATCCCCCAATATTTAGAGGTGAGAACTCATTTTTTTGAAATAATCCGTAATTATAACCAGATTTGAAACCTTTTGAAATATCTTTAAGATAATGATACTCCAACAGGAGATCCTCTGCCTGCTTCTTAGAAATCTTATCGATATAAAAATCAGACTTCATAAAAAAAGGGGAGTTCCCTGAACTCCCCGTATTCTACCACAGAATCAGTCTTCTGCCAACTTGGCGAAGTAGGAGAGGGCATCATCGTCCTCATCATCCTCCACAGGCGCAGGAGTGCGACGGGTGGGTTTCAGATTATTGAGTTCACTACGGAGATCATCATCCAGTTCCTTCACAGGACCACGATAATCTTCCTCATCCTCAACCTCTTCATCAATCTTGGCAGACTTAGAACCAAGAACAGCACCAAGGCGCTTCTTCAGTTCATCATAAGTCTTGTACTCACTAGGAGAAAGGAATTCTGCCAGAGAGAACTGCTGCTTCCAGATTGCCTCCAGAGCATCATCATCGTCCAGCAGAGCACCCTGAGAGGCAAACTCACTAGAGTCATAGTTACGATAACCAGCAACGTTCTTTGCCTTCAGTTTAAAGTTTGCACCCTGCCAGAAGTCAAACGGATCGATAGGAGTTTCATCTTCAAACTCAGGTTGCATCGCTGCAGAGATCTTATCAAAGATCTTTTTACCATACTTAAACAGGAAAACCTTACCTTCGTTTTCAGGATTGGCAGGATCCTTCACCACATAGATGTTAGAAACATAAGTCAGTTTGCGCTTCTGCTTACGGGCAACTTCTTTGCCAGCATCGGTTCCGTTATTCCACAGACTAGAATTGTGCTCGCAAACAGGGCATTTTTGATTAAGAGTTGTCAGGCAGTTGTCAATCAACCAACCACCAGGACCCTGGAAGGCGTGAGAATAAACCTTTACGAACGGAAGATCCTCGCCATCAGGAGCAGGAAGGAAACGGATGACGGCATATCCATTGCCGCTCTTATCTACATCCAGTTTCCACACGCGGTCATCAGAAGAACCGCCAGTAGTATTCATCTTTTCGACTTCTTTCACCAGTTTTGCAGTGAGAGAGCCCAGTTTAGATTGCTTTTTGAGATCGGAAAAACCCATTTGGATACCTCGGATAAATTGGATTCGTTGGATTACTTAGATAGTATAGCAAAGATTGGAAGATCAGTCAAGGTACTTCTTGAGAGACTCGATGGTTTTATTCATACTTGTGAATAAAACTTGAATATCGGTCTCTGGAGGAAATCCCATCAGTGCGACTGATTTTCTCAAATTCTCTTTCATTTCTAATGCATCAGGATCATCAGAAAGAGACAAACGTGTATACATTACACGTTGCTTTTCAAGCAGAGTTGTCAATTTTTCAATATGTTCCAACTTATCTTCACGGTCCATCGCACCGAAAGTTAAAATACTTCCGTAGATTTCTTCTTGTAACTTATTAATTTCCTTCAGTTCATCCTGAATAATTTCAGAATCAAAAAATTTACTCATTTACAATTTCCCGTAAGATCTTTTTATATTGGAACATATTGATATTTATGAACGGATCATACTTTTTAATTCTCAAACTTACGGTTTCCCACACTGGATCCAATAATTTCTTATCAAAATCTTTAGCGAATTGAAAGATTTTGTCGTAGATTACGAAGGCTTCTAAACACAATTTCCCGCTTAGAAATCTTTTGAGAATGATCGGGTGTCCTTTGGAACAATTGAAAACATCTTCCAATTTGTTCTCCGATAGCAATTCGTTGCTTTGCTCCTTGAATAAGTAACTCAAACTCTGCTGTCTTCGCATCCACTCTGCGTAAGTCCTTTCTCCAGAATTGATAATTTCTCCAATCCATAAGTTCTGTGGGTTGTCTGCTGATACAAAATTAGATAATAAAAAATCTACAACTTCTTTATCAGAATATTTTCTAGAAGTTTTTTCAAACCAATACTTATCTTTACGCTTATTGAAAGATGTAACTGTTGCTTTAGATTTACCTCCATACTTAAAAAAGTCATATTTACGGTTAGTAAAATGACTTTTCATCGAAAGATAAGTTTGATATGTCTCAAAAGGACTCATAGCGGAAGTTTTGCTCGGGAAGTTTTTTTCATAAAATTAAGACGAATAGCGTCCCATTTTAATCTTTCTTTAAGTGATTTTGAAATAAGTTTGGTAACTGATTCTATTTCTAATCCATTGATTTCACAATAATAGCAAATAGAATCAATATAATTCATGTTTTCAGTTGCTACTATTTTTTCAATTTCTAAAGCAAATTTAGAAGGAGTCAAAAACTTACTTTCTATTGCCTGTTCTAGTTCTTTATTCTGTTCCATACTGTTCCAGTTTATCTCTAACAAACTCTCTAATGTATTCTGTGAGAAGTTTGATGTATTTTGATTTGTCATATTCTTCATAGACGACGCATTCTCCATTTTCGCAAGCCATAATGATTACAAGTTTTTTAACAGGAATTCCTGTCAGTTCGTATAACATACAACCGTATGCCATACACTGAACAAAATAATGTTCGATCCACTCGCGTGGTTTTGGTTTCTTAGATGTTTTAAAGTCGATTATCGCTAATTCGCCGTCAAACTCCGCAATACAATCTACGGTTCCAGCAATTCCTAATTGTTTGCTGTAAAGCGAACCTTCAAGAGCATGAATATTATTTATACGATTTAAATCTTTCTTCGCAATTTTAAATAGAAAGTTTGATAGAGGTTGAACTTCAGGTAGATTTTCATTTTTAAGATGATGCTCTACAAGACTATGCATATCAGTTCCACGACTTGTTGCCTGTCGTGTAATCTTATCTGCTTCTTCTTCTCCAACCTTTTTACGCCAGTTCGCAAAGAACTGGCGATTTTTATAACTGGTTACAGAAGTAATAGAAACTAACCTAAGCAGTTCTTCTTCATCTGGAACTTTATAATAACGAACGCCATCTATAGTTTCTCTCTCAAGTTGAGGGAGATTCAAATCAATATGATCAAACATTAAAATCCTGCTTCCATTTTTGCTAGAATATATTCTTTGACAAGTCCAGAACGAACAATATCATCGACTCCAAACTCAATTATATCAAAAGATGGCATTTTACGCAACACTGTCATAAAGTCCACAATACCATTACGTTCATTTGATTTCACAAGATCTGATTGTGTTCCATCTCCACAGAAACAGATCTTAGTGTTTTCACCAACGCGAGTAATAATCGAATCTAATTCGTGGAAATTAAGATTTTGGAATTCATCAACAATTACAATCGCATTATCAAGAGTTGTTCCACGAAGGAATGAAGTACTCCAGAACTTAATAGTTTCTTGCTGCTTTAGATTTCCATAAAGCATTTCAAAGTCTGCATCTGAAGGCATCTGGAACATATACTTTACCATATTCTTATAAGGAATTTGGTAAATATCTGCCTTATCTTCATGAGATCCTGGAAGAAATCCAATTTCTCTTGTAGCAACTAACGAACGAACAAGATAAATTCTTTCATAGGGAGTTCTTTCATCTAAAACATCCTGAAGTGCATTATAGAGAGTAATAAAAGTTTTACCTGTACCAGCACAACCATAAGCAACAAGATGTTTATTATTTGAGTATGATTCAAATAATTTTTTTTGATTCTCTGTAAGAGGTTCTATATCAACTAGATAATCAGAACTTAATGGTTTTCTACGCTTCATCTGACGGGTTGTCAAACCAACGCCAATTGGTTGGTCGTTCGTCCTTCTTTTTCTTGTCATATTTGAAGTTTAAGAGTTGATTAATCCTCAGGTTGATTCCCAAGGAAGTGGCAAATTAACATATGGAGGATTATTAATTAAATCTATCGTATCATCTAATCTTACACTTAAACTTTCTTCTAAGGAAGAAACTTGTGCCAGACCTAAGAAGGATTTAACCCAATCTAAAGTTGTTTCAGAAGTTAGTTGATTATATGGAACAAAATTTTGTTCTGATGGAAAATCAACAGTGATATATCCTCCACAACTCGTAGAATAAGATGTACCCTGATATTCTTTAGTTGCTAATAAATTCCAGTATATATTTCTAACTACATTAGATAGATTATTATAGGTAGGAACCGTATCTAATTTTGTAATTGACCAAGTATAGTTGACCATTTTTAGATTTTTTAAAGTTTTTTAACGTTTGAACCAGGCATTTTAGCAGCACGTCCAAGAACGTCATTCCACCCTGGATTTCTGGAAATAAGTTTATTTTGCCAATCTCCAACTTCTCCTGGGGAAGCACATCCTTTACCCCAATCTTTATCCCAATCTGGATTATCTTTTCTCCATTGAGTATAATCGGAAATCGACATTTCTAATTCTTTTTCTTCACCAGTTTTCAAATTTTTTACAGGATATGTAGGCATAACTCTTTCAATTCGGATAATTTATTTAGACCCATTCAAGAGCTTCGGACACTGATGGAAATTGTTCGGTAAATACTTTCTTACACGCAAGAGCAATATCCATGTGTTCTTTTTGAGTTCCATTTGCAGAACGAAGATTGATATAATGGATCCACGAACGGCAAGAACCCGTCATATAGATGCGTGTGGGCGTTGCCAAGGGCAGTACAAAGCGAGCACACTCCTTTGCCACCTCAGCATCTAAAAGTTCCTTGTAGAGTTCCTGAGCAGCGTCAAAATGATCTTGAATCTTGGCATACAAATGAATCTTAAGATCTGTAGGAAGATCATCAATCGAGTTCTGGCGATTCTTTGTATCCTGCCGACGAAGTTCTGGAAGAGGAATCTCATCTCCAAGAAGACTTGCATCGGCATAACGCTGAGAAAACTCCTGAAATGTGAATGACCTATGACGAAGGATTTGAGCAGCAATACCGCGAGTTGTTTCAATCTCAAGTGTCATTGTTGATTGTTCAAACACACTCCAATGATTATGCTTGATACAATAACGCAAGAGTCCAGCATAATTATCATTTTCCTGATTTGCTGGATTAGAGACACGGGCAATATACGCCATCGTTTTCTCTGCATCAGGAGTTACACTAATCAGTTTTACTGTCATTTCTTTCCAAATCCTTTTGATGTTTTTGCTTCGATTTCTGCAAGTTCTTCTTTTACAACTCGCAACTGTGCTTTCATCTCTTTAAGTTGATCATCAGTATAAAGATAATCTTGCCTAGTCAATCTTTCTAGCAACTTTACTAATTTTTTTGCTCTTTTAGTCATCTAAATCGGAATCCTCAAAAATTTCATCGTAATCCAAAACAGGTCTGGTTTTTCTTTTAGGTTCTTCATATGAATAAGCAGAAACATCGGAATAAATTTCCGCTTTTAAAGAATCTACAAGCAATTCTAAATTACGAACAATAAGTTTTAGTTTTTCTCTGTCCATACCTTATAGTTCTCTTCATTCATTTTACATAAAAAAAGAGGGGGAGTCAAGTCCCCCT